GCCTTCCAACGGAAAAAACCCATAAAACCACTATGCTCGTTTGGCATAAAAAAATAATAAAAATTATGAACTGCCTCCTCACATAACTCTTTCACTTCTCCATAAGAATAAGCCTGATATTCATCAACTTGCGGTCCTACCTTACTTTTTAAAACCTGCTCGCATTCACGCAAATCTTGACAACCAATTCCATCTATCTCATATCCTCTCGTATAAAATGTAATAAAATGTATTTTTGACATTTTTATTACAACATAAACATTTTATTCTCGAACCATAACGCAATATTTCAAAAAAAGATAAAATATCTCATCGGCACACCATAATAATAGATGTAATTGTGCTTCACCTTCTATTAGAATAGGAGCACTCATCGATAATTCTTTTGGCATCCAAGATTCATATTCAACCATTGACGCACATCCTACGTCCATCGCATTAAACAAACAAATCTCCCAAAACATCCTTTTTAACCACTTATACTCTCTCTCCAATCCCGCCATCTCTCTCAATTGACTCCAAAACTCATGAAATGTAATATCCTTCCCGATAAAACCAAATAAACCACCCAAACCTACCAACAAAGAAACACGAAGACGCTCCTCCTCATTCAAATAATCTCCAAAAATGTCTTCATACTTCCTATTTTGAATATTGAAATTGACTTGACCTAAAATAAAATCATATGCTAACTTCTCATGTCGAGCATCTCGATAAAGTGGCTTCCACATATCATGACAAAGAGCACCCACCTGGAAAATACATTTCAATCGAACCAACTCTTTCTTAGAATATGTTATTAACTCATCAAATAAAAAAGGACGCAACCAATAATCTGGATTACTCGAACCCAATGAAATACCTCTCTCATTATAATCAACTCTTGTCAATGACATAAATACCTTCTCAATCCCTCGCATAAACCATATACAATGACTTCCCAATGAACCACGATGAAGACCATTGGGTATTAACTCTGGTATATATGCCCTCACAAACGGTATTATTTCTCGAAAAGCCCTTGAAGGAAAATCTTTCTTCATTTAAAAAAAAATGAAATAATTAATTTAAAATAAGAAATCATATAAAAATGACAAATCATAACGAATTGTTTAGGAAGGTGGCGACACGATTGGATTCGTGGAATCCAACACAAACATTGTATCGAATTAACGATTTACGTCAATTGCCTTTTACTCCATTTGTGATGGACGTTCATTCCAAAGTTGATTACAATTTTGTTAAAAAAATCCAAAAAGATTTGGATGTTGGCTATCAAAAGAATAAAAAGATTCACACCGTGAATTGGATGATTCGACTAGGAACAACGCAATCCAGTAATAATTATGTCTGCCTTGACGGACAACATCGATGGATTGCCGGCTATGAATGGGGACAAATCAATCAACTTGAAATTCCTGTCCTATTTGTAGTCGAAACATTTGATGACGAAAATGAAATTAAAGAAGTATATTGTCAAACCCATCATACTTTACCCTTACTGACGACCAATCCGCCTATCAATTATGTCGAAATTGTTGTGAATCGTATTTTGGAAATTTACCCAAAACTTACGTTAAATACGACAAAACCATACATTTCTAAGAAGGAATTAACGGATAAGGTTGCGCTTGTGTCCCAAACATTGCCAGAAAAGGAAAAACGTGGCGCTGAAAATCGTCCGCATTTAAAGAACCCCGAGTTATTGGTGAAAGTGATTCGATGGATGAACGAACGAATACTCGAACTTTCTAACGAAGAAATTATCAAAAAAGGTCTTGTCGATCCATCACCAGAATCTGTTTTCAATGAAGTTCGTGAAATTGGTTGTGTCCTTGGATATCAACCGATTTGGAATCGGATCATTGAAGTCACGAAAAATCATTCTCATCAATGGAAACATTTCAATGACGAATGGTCTAACAAAAATTGAAACAAATTTTTACAATTATTAATTGAAATAAAAATGAATACATCTTTATTTAAACAAAACGCTCAATCTTTCAAAAAATGGAACAACAAACAAGAATTTTTTGAAATTGATGATATCCGTAAATTACCTTTCACCAAATTTATTTACCAACATAATCGCACCATTGACATTCAAAAAGTTAAAGAAATTGAAGACTTTCTCTCCTCTCATTTTGATAAACATCATATTGTTATGACCGGCGCTTGGACGATTCTTCTTGGACGTATTCCTAATAATAATTATGTCTGTCTTGACGGACAACATCGATGGAATGCCTGCCAAAATTGGGCGATGGCACATCAAATTGCCGTTCCCATTCAATTTATGGTTGAAACATTTTCCAACGAAGAAGATATGTATGAATCTTGGCGTTGTTATGCCGGTGCTCGTGAAGTTCCCGATCATCACCGCCAAAAGTTAGGTGAAAAAGTAGGTGATAGTAATGTCGTTGTTTCCTTAACCCAAAAGTTAGATGAACGGTCTTTTATGGAAACTATCATACGTGGTATCCAACAAAAATATCCAAAACTCATTCGAGATATGAGAAAGCCACCCAAACCTCATTTGAATGTAGATACATTAGAAAAATGGCTTTATGATGTTTATGAAAAAATGCCAAGCGAGCCAAAGATTACCGATGAATATCGCCCAAATATGAGACAACCGAAGAAACTTCTACAATTTATTATATGGTTAAACGATAAAGTGATTCAATGTGATAATGAAACTATCCTTCAAAACGAATATTTATTGAAATCCAGCATTTCTCACATAAACGAAATCAAAGAAATTGGAACGATTCTGGGATATCAACAAATATGGCTTCGTATTGGGGAACTTACTCGGGATAAATCTCGTAAATGGAAAAGTATGCGTGATTCTTGGATAGACCACGATAAACTATCTTTTGAAGAGATATTTCACGATGCGTAATATTTATTTTATTTTATTTTATTTTATTCATAGATGTAGATAATTATGTATGAATATCACTACAAAACAAATTCGTCTTGCTAAATTAGATCAATTTTATACAAAAGAAAATATTGCTACTCAATGTATTCAATCATTACTTCGTTTTTATCCTTGGGATTATTGGGATCTAATTATCGAACCAAGCGCTGGTAATGGTAGTTTTTATTGTCAAATCAATTCCTCTAAAAAAATTGGTATGGATATCGAACCAAAACATCCGGAAATCATTCAATGTGATTTCTTTACATACCAACCACAAGAAAATGGAAAGATATTAGTCTTAGGAAATCCACCTTTTGGTAAGATATGCTCCCAAGCAGTTAAATTCTTCCAATATGCTTCTCAATGGTGTGATTGTATTGCTTTTATTGTTCCTCGCACATTTCGACGTGTTAGCATTCAAAATAAATTAAATCTACAATTTCATTTGATACACGATGAAGATATACCAACTGAACCGTGTTCGTTCTATCCACCAATGCTTGTGAAATGTTGCTTTCAAATCTGGAAAAAACAAGAAATAACCCGCAATAAAACTATTTTATCTCGAACACATCCTGATTGGACTTTTTTATATTCCCCTACCAATGCCGATTTCGCTATTCGTGCTTACGGCGGGAATTGCGGAGAAATTAAAACTCAAAATCTACATCTATTAAACCCAAAAAGTTGGCATTGGATGAAAAGTAATATACCATTGTCCCTACTCATTGAACGATTCCAAAAATTAAATTATTATATCAGCACGCAAACCGCTCGACAAAACTCAATTGGACGTGCTGACCTCGTCTCTCTCTACTCTCAAACGCACACACAAAACATTTCGTAAATTTTTGATTCAAATAACTCATTTAAGAAATGAAGACGAATAAGAATCAAATATGTCATTCCGGAAAGAAGAAGGTCTCACTTATGAAGATGTGGCATTAGTGCCACAATATAATAATGTGGCTTCCCGAACAGAACCCAATTTATCAACTTGGCTGACTCAAAAAACACAAGTATCCCACCCATTTATTCCAAGTAATATGGATACCGTTATTTCACCCGAAATGGCAAAAATAATTCGTGAGTCTGGTTCGATGGCAATCTTTCACCGGTTTGCACCTTTGGAAGAACAACTCAAATGGGTTCAAATGTTTCCCAATGAATGCTATATTAGTTCTGGTTTGAATCAATTAGAACGTATTCTACCACTGATTGATGCGGGTGCGAAGGGTGTTTGTATTGATGTGGCACACGGTCATAGCAACGTAATGGTTCAATATATTCGTGAAATTAAAAACGCACGCCCTCAAACAGAAGTAATTGCGGGAAATGTATGCACGGCAATGGCTTACCAAGATTTAGTAAATGCTGGGGCTGATGCTGTTAAAGTAGGTGTTGGTCCAGGAAGTAATTGCACCACACGCATTATGACGGGATTTGGCGTTCCACAATTTACCGCTGTTTATGAATGCGGACAATTAGCAAAAAAACTGCGAGTTCCTATTATTGCGGACGGTGGTATTCGAGAGCCTCGTGATGCGGTGATTGCTTTGGCGGCGGGTGCTTCTACGATAATGATGGGAGGTATTTTTGCCCGAACGAAGGAAAGTGCTGCACCAAAACGAATTTTGGAGGATGGGACAATGGTGGCACGATTTCGAGGACAGGCAAGTGCGGAATTTCAAGAAGATTACTACGGAGGTGTTCGCCCTAAAACTGTTCCCGAAGGTATAGGTCAAGATGTTAAAGTATCTATGACGACAGAAGATGTTCTACATTTATATTGTGGAGGATTACGAAGCGGTATGACTTATGGAGGCGCTCGTGATATGAAAGAATTTCAAAGAAAATCAGAATTTATTCGTGTATTACCTACCTATATGAAGGAATCTTATCCAAAACAAATGTGAAAACGCATTGAATCAAAGCAAAATCTATATTAGGAATAAGATGACACTTCAAAGAAAAAGAAGTATTGATTTTTTTGATAAAGATGATATCCTTGAACTCCAATTACCAAAATGGAATTCACAACATTCGTTTCGAGAAGCGTGGAATTATATCATCATTCAAGTCCAAGGAGATGACTGGATCTTAAATCATTTAAATGCTCTTGAAAGAAACCGTCTTGTTAATACATTACGAAGTATTCGTAAAAGTTATGATTATTATCCATTGAAGAATCATACATCTGTTTTAATCACATCTTTTCATAAACCAATTCTACGGATTCATTTAACAGACAGTTGGGGGTTCAGTCAAAATTGGGCTCAAATTGACTCTCAAAACTATTCGATTCAAGAAAACACCTTTTATTCACAAAAATGTATATCCTACCTACTTTACTCCTGTTATATCTCCTGTGTCCTTATTTGGTCGTTATTTAATTTTTCTGCTTAAAAAATGATGGTTTT